GGCATGTAGGCATCAACCGTGAGCTTCCCGGCTTCCGCCAGTTTCTGAAGCTCCGGGACGCTCTTGCCGGTCTCTTCCGCAAGGATCGACCACACCGATACGCCACGCTCGGCAATCTGGTTGATTTCCTCGGCAGTCAACTTGCCCTTGGCGATGATCTGGTACCACGCCGTCGCAATACCCGAGAACTTCTCGGCATTGCCAAGGGAGACATCCCCGAGCATCTGGAGGGTCGGTATCAGGTTGCTAAGGGGAACCTTCGCCGCCACGAGGTTTTGCGCAACCTGGAATACCGCCTCGTTGGAAAAACTTGTCGCATCAGCGAACCGCTTGACCGCAGAGGTAACCTGATCGACCTTGGCGGTATCCTTGAGCAGGGCCGTCATGGAGACGCGGAATTGATCCTGCGCGCCGGCTGCCTGAATCATGGCGCTACCCATCGAGTAGACACCGTATGCAGCGGCCCCGAACATCGCAGCGGCTAGGCGACCGGTGATCTGCGCCCCGGAGAGTGCAGCACCGAGACCCATCATCCCGGACCGGGCACCGGCAGCGCCGACCGTCATGCCGAGGATATTGCGCGAAATGTCGTTGAAGACGGCAGCGGTGTTCCCACTGTCCGCCCGGATGCGAATCCGCAGGACCTCAGATGCCACTACTTCTTCGCCTTCCGCGCCTGCACTTCTTGTGCCTCAGCTTTCGCCTCGTTCCACAACCTGATACGTGCCCGCCAGTAGGGTGGCAGGTTTGTCACGTACTCAAGTGACCAGTGGAACTGCTCGGCTAGTGCAACGTCCTCCGTCCACCACGGCACATTGGACGACGTGCCGTGCGCCCACGCTATGAGGGCGTCGCTGTCCCTAAAGGGACCTGAAGCGCATCCCTGATCACTTCCCCGAGCTTGCGAACGACAATCAAGGGGAGTTCGTTGATGTTCTCTAGATCTTCCTTGATTGACGGCACGGCGACCCCATCCACATCGGTGACATTCCACTCGTGGATCAGACTGGCAATCCAGCCAGCCATCACCTCGGGGTCATTCTCCGCGCCCTGGAGCTTCGCGAGATCCTTCTGCTTCAACCACATCGGGTTGGTGATCTCGATCCACTCCCCAGCAGCACCGAACTCGTCAAGCGTTACCGTGATCGTCTTTCCGTAGCGGTTTGTCACAAACCCTCCTAGTAGGCGCTGCTGCGACCATTCACAAGCGTGATCTTGCAAGGGCCACCATCGGTGGAATTCCGTACGCCACGGAATCCGAGGTTATTTCGGATTGCGTTCGCGCCCATGTCACGCGTCATGCTCTCACGCAGATAGCTTGTATCGGTTGACAGCACGGTGATCGAGTCGCCATCCGCGTTGGTGAACGCAATCTGGACAGATTCCCGCGTCGCTGCGAGGTACTTGGCAAGATTGTCCGTTCCGGCATCAAGGACGAGTGAACCGGTGTACCGGATCCGTCCAGTGTCCAGACGCGCCATATCCTGCGAGTTGTTTGCGTGTGGCGATGCTTCCTGGGACCGCTCCCAAGTCAGTTCACCTGAGATGAGTGACGCAGTGGCCGTACCGGCAACCGTGAATACCCCGCTCCAGCCAATGAATGGCTTCCCGGACGCATCAGCGATCGTCGTTGCCGTTACCGTGGTCGGAAGCTTGCCCATCATCTTCGCGTTGAACGTCAGCATTCCCTCGGCGCGTGCAAAGCGGATCCCGAAGGAAGAGACCTGGCATCCGGCAACCGTGCGCGCTTGTACCGGGTCATCGTTCTGGAAGGTGAACGAAGGCACCGAATTGGCAACCGCAATCACGTGCGTGCCACCAGCAGCAGTGATGGTGGTACTGGTGACCGTCTGGCTTGCACTGACGGTATAGGTCCCAGCGCCACCCTGCCCGGAGATGTAGGCGGTGATGGTCGTGCCCGCGGTGACCCCGGTGCCAGTCAGCACCTGTCCGGTACGAAGCACGCCCGATGTGACCGCGGTGACCGTCAGGGTCGTTGTCGCGATCGAACCGGTCACGACCGCCTGAGAAGCGGCTGCGGTATAGGTCGAGGACCCCATGATGCCGTAGAGAAAGTGCCCGACTTCGACCGGATAGGCGTTCGACTCGATCTCGACATTCGAACGACCCATGCCCGCATAGGTGGCGTAATCCATCGATGCGTCGCCACGGGTGGCGTCGTCAATGATCTCGTCCAACTCGGGATCGGCGGTGAACGTAGTGAACGGGAGCATGACGGTCGGAGTGACCGCAGTGCCCCACGTCGTCTCTTTGGCGAATTTCGCCTTTACTGCATTAGACAGAGCCATTGTTCGGGTCCTCCACGATCACCGGGGGTTCGACGGGGTCTCCGTCATCCTCGACATACAGTTGACCGGCGAGGTGGAGCGCATTCCGAACCTCGGCAGCATGATCATCGTCCACTTCAATGCCTCCGGTGTGACCAATCCAGGTCCGCGCACCAATCGACACTTGGACTGCTTCGTCCACAGTTTCAATCAAGATCATGTTGCCTCCATTATCCGCCAAAATTACCTGCAACGTCAATCAGACAACGTAGCGTAACCGTAGCTCCCGGTATATCACCGCGGTCGCCATATTCTACCGGTTCCTGCTTGGCCCCATCGTATCGGCACACGAGGCACGTTGAGATGCCACTTGCATCCTTGAGGGTCTGGTGGGCGTTGACCGCCTTGCGGACCCCATCGATCGCGTTCAGTACTTGCACCTGTGCGCGCACCGCATCCGGGGCATCAGAGAAGATGCGAACCTCGAACGTCTCATCGAGGTACTGCCTCGTGACCGGTACGTCACCCTGCCCATCGAACTCCGAGGCCGCCTCGCTATCCCAGAGGATCACGATTGCCGGCACGCGGGGGAGGTTATCGGGTGGCACGTCCCAAACGTCGCCGGCAAACGTGGAGAGATCCGCTTCAAGGCGCAACCACCGCGCGAGTGCAGCCATCGAGGCGACAACCGGATGAGCCATGTCAGGCAGACCACGCAGACTGGATCTTGTGCGCCATCTGCATCACGCCGGTCCTCAATTGCTTGGCCGTCAGCTTGGATGTACCGTGGAACCAGTTGAACGTCTTCTGTCCCTTGAAACTCGTCGAACGGTACTTGTAGGGCGCATTCTTGTTCGTCACCCGGATCCGTTTGGTCTTGGTCAACTTGGTGCGCCGGACCCTTGCGAACTCACCCTTGCCCGACATTCCCTTCGGGGCGCGCCGGCGTGCAGCATCAAGCGCGAACGAGTAGCGGAACGTGCCGTCAGACTTCGCCAAGGATGGCTTGAGGATCACGTCTGCGAACTTCGGGGTGATTGCCTTGTCGGTGCTTTTCGTGATCTTGCCCTTCGCGTCACCGGTAAGACGCGGTGAACGCTTCTTTGCCAGGTTGAACGAATAATTCTGAAGCAAGAGCATGGTCTCCTTGGTCGGCACAACCCAGAATTTCTGGTTGTTCAGTTTCTCAATGATCTTGAGGTGCCCAAGAACGCTCACGCTGGTTTTGCTCAGACGCGACGCAGTTGCGCGCCCGAACCCTCGGGGTCCGGTCGCCCTCGCATTGATTGGCCGGCCGAGCGTGATTGCCGCCATCAGACGCCGTCGTATCGCAACCGCTTGAACGGTGCGATCATTCCCCGCACGAAAGGATGCAAACCGGCAGCGGTCATCACCCGGGGTTCCGTCAGCACTTCCCCGACACCGACCGTCCCATAGGGGTTGGTGGTCTGCCGGTAGGCCAGTACCGCTTGGTGGGTCGCAGCTTCCCCGATGACGGGGTACGTATACGTCGATACGACCGCATCGACCGCATGAGATGCCCCGGTCGTGCCATTGCAGGCACGCGTCACCGTCACGTTGATGCCCGAGATATCCGTGATAAACATCTGCTCGGAGTCAATGAGGATCGTTTGCCCGACTTCAAGCAGGGTATTCGCATTGTGCAGCGCGATCGATGTCGCGCTGCTGTTGATTGACGCATGAACCGTGGTGGTCGCCGTCAACTGGTTGTAGTAGCCCCAAAGACCCGTGATCTTGATGGGGTATTCCCCGGCAACCGGGAAGTAGTTGGTGTTGCGCAAGGGAACCTCGACTTCCCAATACGGGCGGGAAGGATATTCCGTCGCAGCGTTCCGAGGGCACAGAACGTAGGTGTTCGATGCCCAGGATTCTTCGTACGTCCCGTCATCGTCCTGATCTACCTCAAGGGTCGTGACAGAAAGGAGGTCTTCGCCGGGTATCGACAGCTCGGAGTAGTCATCGGTCTCAAAAAACTTGATCGCAACGATCGGGAAGAAGTGTCGATCGCAGAACTGGTCGATCTGCCGAGAGACGTTCGATATCGTGGTCTTCAGTACCTCGTCATCCGTCGTGTCAGAGATGCGCAGTTGACGCTTCACCTGCGCGAGGGATGCGTACCAGTGCGGAACTGCCGGCATCAGCGTGGACGCCGAACCCGTGCAGCACGTTCGGGCGCTTCGGGGGCGCTAGCGGTCTCCACGTCGATTGCAGGGCCTTCCGACTCAACTGGCGCAGTGTCGGAGACGGGTATGGCAATACCCGCCTCCTTCCATGCCAGCGCAATCACCTCGGTCACTTCGTAGAGATGGCCCGGTGTGTAGGACACATCCGGTCCAGCCATTGAAACGAGCATCTTGATGGTGACCATTCCAACCTCCGAAGTGAAGAATGGGGAGGGTCAGACCCTCCCCAAGGGTTAGGACGCGGGGTGCTGGTAGTACTTGACAGGATCGGTACCGGCATCGATCAATCGACCTCCGCCGCGTGCAAATGCCATGAACCCCGTCTGAAGGTAATCGCTGTACCTCTCGGAGAGACGCATGACCTGAATGCCCTGCACATCGCGCCAGTAGTACTTCTCCAGACGCCCGAAGAGCAGGCTCTTCGCCGAAGCGGCCGGAACAGCAACATCCTGGTTGATGTAGTACGGATATCCGAGGATCGTGCTGGGTTCGCCAACGGTGAGACCCGGCTGCCAAAGCGGCCTCGACTGGCCGTCAACCAGCTTCTTCAGGGTCTTGAGTGCAGCATCCGACATCATGAACGCTGAACCGACACGGTACGAAGGATCGATGCTGTGTTCCAGATCCACCAGGTCGTTGTAGATGATGGTGGTCGTCTGGCCGGCAGCACCGGTCTTGCCCAGTGACGCGCCAGTGACGATACCGTAGGGCTTCGAGGATCCGTCACCCGTCGTGAAATGAGTGTTCATGATGCGTCCGAGACGCTCACCAAGACGTTCCGCCAGCCAAGTCTCCAAGGGAAAGAACGCATCCTGCAAAAGCTGGAACGAAACCCGGATGAGCTTGGAACTGTACGTATACGTATCAATGGTCGTCTGGCCGAAAGACACATCCTGTTCCGAAACCTGCGAATTTTCCGACAGAATCGCGCCGACGTTGCCAGTGTCATCGGAAGTGGGAATGAGCAACTGTCCGCCCGTCGCGGTTGGAATCCGCGTCGCCACATTCATCATGCCACCATAGGCAAGCATGCTGGTCTGCACAGTGGTATCAAAGATCTTGGAGACCGTGTACCCGCCGGCACTATCGGTTCCCACCGAGAGGGCACGGGTTTCGGGAAATGCCTGGTACCCGGATGCGAGTATGTTGCGCTCCTCGGGGAGCAGCGCCTGCATGCCGTTGCGCAGGTACTTGCCAAACGCGATGTCGCGCAGTTCGTCATCAACGCGAGGGGGCGCGGAAGCAATCTCGCGCGACGCTGCACGTGCCTCCGGGATGTCGGCGTATGAATCCCGCTCAACACGCTCAAGGCGCTCGATGCGCGAATCAAGCGCATTGGAAGCAGTGTCAAGCTTCTCCCACTGCTCGGTCTCAAGACCGTCGAGGCCACGCTTCTCCGCTTCGGCGCGGGAAACGAGTGAACGCATCTGCTCCACGAGCGATCGACGCTCCTGACGCAGTTCCACTGAACTAACCATTGCTAGATTTCCTTCTCAAGAATTGCCAACTTGCGTCGCAACAATTCCAGGGAGTGCCCGCTAGGCGGCTCCGATTCGGGGTGGGTCACCGGCCCCAAGCTGGTCTCGATTGATCGCACCAATTGCCGCAACGCCTCGACATCATCCACATTGAGTTCTTGGACGCGTTCAAACCGCGCCAGTGCCCGCATTGCGAGTGGGTCGAATGCCGCTTGCCTGACGGCCGAGGTGGTGTCAGGATACGCCGGATACGTCACGACACTGACATCATACAACCTGACTTCGTTAAGAGTGCGCTCATCAACTTGGTCAATGCTTTGTGCGCGCTGCCATTCCTGCGTGATTGGGGAGAACGCGAACGATGATTGGTTGATGTCACCCCGGCTCATGGATGCCATGAGGTCCCGTGCGTACGAGGTATCAGGCAGGTCGATCTCCATGCGCAGGCCAATTGCGTCTTCCGATAGGCGCAATGTTCCTGCCTTGTTCCGCCCCAATACGAAGTTCTCGTTGTGGTTGAACAGTGCGCGCACGTCCGCTTCCTGGATCGTCTTGGAAAACGCGCCGGCACGGATCCTCTCCGTGTAATCCCCGAATGCCCCCCTGATGGTCGTTGGAGAGTTGAAGACAGCCGCGTACCCGACGATCTGCCGGGGTCCATCATCAATACCTCGAACCTCAAACGTCGTCGAAGCGAGATGGGTTTCAATACGTCGGCTCATCACAGTACTCCTTTATGGTCAATCAGGCAGGCAGTGCAGGCAACGTCACCCCAGTGGCCCTTGCCAAGGCATTCCGGGCCTCCTGGGGCAAGGTGGACTGTCCCGCGATCCAC